AGTTTTTCTAAGAGGTCATTTAAGTTACTCATTATACGCTCCTTAATACCCACGATACAAAGGCGGCAGCGATGGCGCCAATCGCAGCGGCTCCGCCGAATAAAGCGGATTTGCCTTGTTCGACAACCCGTAAGCGTTTATCCAAACGTCCGAGTTCCTCGTCGTGGTTTCTTTGCATGTGTAGTAATGATTCCATTTTACCCTCAAGGCGCCCAAGCGCCATCAAGATGTCTTTAGTATCTTCAATCATATCTTTTATATAACGCTGTAGGTTATGGTTCCCTGTATTGATGTGGCAGTGCTTGCGGCTATCTCAGTATCCGACATGCTCGCTAATTGTGTACCGGTGGCGTCCGGAAGCACATAAAAACGAATCACTGTGCCACCGCTGCTTGCTTGGATTACGATGGGCGGGCTACCGTCCACATAATCGTTAAGGATTACTGTACCTTGTCCGTTCATTGTGGGGGCAACCGGTAGCCCTTCCACAGTAACATTTCCGACATTAGTGCCTCTATTGAAAGAGATAGAAAACCAGACGGTGACTTGTTTACCAATTTGGATATACTTTCCTACTGGGGTGCCTGTAGAGATGGTGGTAGCACCAATCTTCATAACAGGTGTCCAGGTGCCTTCATCGTAGACCGTGAGATCATCCTCACCAACATTTATGCCGGAAAAGGTGGCGGTCTTACCTGATAATACTGTTGATATTGTAACCATTTATAGATTCTCTTTATGTTAAAGTTATTTGTTGGTTGTTATGTGGTTTAAGCGAACTCAAGACACCAAAAACTAGAGCCACCATTCCCTGAAGAAGCAGACGCACCTACACTACACGAATCTGCCCAAGCGTTTGCTATAATATCGTATTTTATCTCAGAGGTTGTTGCGGGTTGGACTATGGTGATGTAAGTGTGGGCAGTATAATTATCAGACGCACCACCAGTACCATGTCTAGTAACTTGGTTCCGAGTAGAACCTACAACAATCGTACCATCCGTAGTTGCCCCTGTTGCTGTCGTATTTCCTGAGACGAGTCCTGCCCTATATCCTGCAATATAGTTGGTAGCATTTACGTTACAAGCGGGTGACCACACTAAGACTAAGATAGAGTCGGTGCTTTTTGGTGTAATGGTAAGGCTCACGCCAAAGACCTTGTAATTGTCATCATCAGTGATGGTGTGCGAACTTCCATGAAAATCTCCAGTTACAAACTGTCTAAGACTCATTGCATCAACACCCGCGTATTGCAAAGCACCTGTGAGTAAGTTCATGTCTCCTGTTACACTTGCACCACCGCTTAAAGTGGTTGCTCCAGTGACTCCAAGAGTATCGCTTAAAGTGGTTGCTCCAGTGACTCCAAGAGTCCCACCGACGGTCGAGTTTCCAGTAAGAGTTGAAGTGGTGTCTACGGTAAGTGAACCATCAACATCTGCATTACCTGTTGCATTAATATCAACAAAAGTTGCATCACCATCTACAGCAACCTTTGCAAGTGCGGCGCCTGAGGTGTCCTGCCACTGTTGAAGATCGGCTGTCTGATCGGTAATTTCTTTTACCGTTAAAGATACATCCCCAACCGCATCACCAGTGATTGGTTGCTTAATGTATTGACGGGCGACACCAAAGTTAATGATGGTTACTTTATCAGCGGCGTCTAGTGTAACTGCGCCCATCTTCAGCGTGAATGTGCTGCCTGATATGGCGAAGTCGGTTGTTGGTGTCTGAGTATCTCCATTGAAAGCCACCACATATAAGTTATCATTATCGCCGCTCGGCGCAGGATCAGTCAGGGTAACCGTGCAGTCGCCGGTTGTTCCTGTAAAATCGCTGCCGACCTTTGCCCACATCTGGGGTAAGGACGTGGCTCCGGCGTACAATGTTTTACCATCTACATACTCTTTAGTAGCCGCATCTCGGTCTCCAGATACTGTGCCGCTAAGTTCTTTAATACGACGCTCACCGGCTGTGTAGTTGTCATCATAATCAATGGAGAGGCTTGATGTTGCATTCTCTTCTGCTTCTTGAGACAGGTAGAGAAGTTGTTGGCAGACAGCATCGAGATCGGCTTCTGAAAGTACAGAGCCGTCTTGGAAGTCCACAAGTAAGTCTTCGGCTCCTGCTGCACGTCCTGGGGTCTCTCGATAGACCTTGACAAACTTTCCGGAAGCGATAGCGGGTGAGCAAGTTATCTTAGTAGATGGAGACTCAACCACCGTATAATCATCCGTGCTTAGATCAGTACCATCTACTGATACTTTCACATGCGATGTGCTGATATAGGGGAAAGAAAATGCAAAGTCTGCGGTAGACCCTGTTGTTTCATAAACAATGTATGTAATAGCCATGAATTACCTCTTTTAATATTCCAGAAGACCCTGGATATCTCTTCCAGATTTACGATAGATGTCGATTTGTGTGTTGCGGCGGTCTTGGCGATCAACTTCAGGAAACTCCCGAAGTGTGGTGCTATATGCTGCATTACGATATTTGCGAATAAGTTTCCGTATCTCACCAACCCTGGGTGACTCATCGCCTTCAAAGGGTTGTTCGGATAAACGGTTGTAGGCAGCAGACCGCATAAGGTCTCTGACTGCTTGCTTCAAGGTACGCCCTCTCAGCCTTACTTTACCATGATTCTCTTGCCATCGGTCATAGAATGTCTGACCGGAACGATTAGTAAACAACACGGTGTTAATACCATTCCGTATTTTCTTAGGAGGTCCAAAGGAAGCGTTGATGTTACTCAGTTCCTTAAGAACCTTATCATCCTTAATCTCAGACCGATGTATTGGTAGTGTGTTGTATAGTGGTTGTGGTCTGTCCAACTTCTCACCAAAGACGTTTCGCTTGCTTTCTATCCGCGTATCTCCCACAGGAATAACACCAAGTAACTTAGAGTCTTCGGAGGTTAAGCCATACTTAGCCCTCATGGCATCAAGGACGCCTCTGATTTCTAATTGGTGTTCAGCGTTGCCGAAGGTTTGGGAGGCGAGACCGGACATCGGTAAAAAGGATGACACGGTTGCTTCCATATAACTTTCACCATATCTCTCTGGTTGAGAGAGGACGTTAGCGACTCTAGCAAGCCCTGTTAGATATGACTTACTCATCACGTTACGGGAGGCAGCAAAGATGGCGTGGGATGTTATAGTATCTATCATAGACATCTCATCCCCATCCACTTCGTTGGTGGCTTCAGCAATGTCGGCTATTACGCCGAGGAAGTTAGCGAAGGGATCAAAGCGTTTGTAGGACCACCAGGCATCACCAACTCGGATACTGTATGGTTGCCAACCTTGGGCTTCCATCATGCGACGCTTCTCAGGGTCTTTAGGTCCACCACCAGTTAAGTTGCCAGACTGAACGCCCATAATGGCGCCGAAGGTCAACATAGAACCTGTGGCTACTCTTCCAACGATATCACTTGATTTATCAGCGAACTCTTCCGCCATCTCTTTAGAGACTCGGCGCATCTCGCGGGTTTTAATACCACCCTCGATATGTTTGAAGGCATCCCACCCAGACCCCACCACGCTCCTTTTGACATAGAATGCGAGAAGGTTCGTAGGTGTACGAACGAATGGGGAGACGAGGCGCAGGATTGGGTAATCATTCACCCACCTGTTGAACCCACCGGCTGCTCTTACAGCGGCGTTACGTCCTGGGTCATCTAATGACTGAGTGTATGTAATCTCTCGTCCATAATCCAAAGCCTGTTTAGCGAGGACACCGTGGTCATCATTCCAGTTCTTTTCCATGTAATTAAGAATATGACTTTGGATAAGTTTTGTACGTTCTTCTAGATCTTCCACCTTACTGTGTGCAGCACGGGCTTCTGCCTCTGCTTTAGTACGCATACCAGTATAAGTATAGAACTGTCCGTCCTTAATCATCTTATCGAAGTTTGTTTTAACATGTGCATCTAATGCAGCACCACGCATCCCGGCTTTGATACCTTCCTTAGTTAAGCCGCCTTTTACTGTGGCTCTATAATTTAGGTGCTTAAAGAAAGCATCTTCCGCCATTAAGAGACGGCTTGGAAGGTTTAATTGTTTACCAATCCAATCGGTAGCGCTTTCGCCAATCGTGTTAGCAACACGCGGCATATTCTTAGCGGAAAGGGCTCTTCCTCTACCTACGTTATCAACATCAATCTTACCCATGACATCTAGGGAATCTCCCCAGTTCTTCCAAGCAGCCCCTGCTGCCTTGGTTGCATCCTGTAATGAGGAGGCGAGATGAGCATACATCTGTAAGTCTTCCCCAAAAGCCTTGTCCCATTTTAAGGTGAGTAGATCGCCCATGAATTGCTCGAAGGGCATAAACAAGGTATTAAGAGTGTTTGATGTCATGTTGACTGCGTGAGTGAGTGGACCGGAGAGAATGGAGTTAATCCAGTATTCCACTAGCATCTGAGGCATTCTTGCACGTTCATCTAAGTGCTTCAGTGCCGCACCAGTTCCGTGGTTATCTTTAATAGAGGATACCTCAGACGCCAGTTTCTTAATGTTCTTAATGCCCTTTTCTAAAGAGCCTCCACCGTGGGTCTTAATAATTTCCTCACGTACCCGTATTGCGTCGGGACTGTCTCCTCGATACATAGACTCAGGCATTACCTTGCTATGGGGAGTGCCGCCTGTACCCGTACCTGTACCCGTACCTGTACTTGTAGGTTCGGGACGTGGTTTAGCACCGGGACGTACATCCCACCCCGCCATGCTGTTATGGCGTTGTAGACCCATGCCCGCTAAAGAGCCTCCTGATCTAGATGCTTCAATAAATTGTTTTGCTTGGATGGATTGCATCAATAGGTGAACAAGGTCTTCGTGGGTGTCCCCTACATTTTTAAGCCGCGTCTGTGTCTCAACGACATCCCCCACCAACGTGTCTGCCCAATTACGGAGTGCTTGTTGTGCGGCTATCCAGGCGCTGCCTTCTTGAAGGTGTTGGCGGAGCATTGCTTGTGTAGCGTCTTCGTCTCTACCGAGAACACTTGCCCAGAACTGTCCTTGTTCAACAACGTCTGCATCAGTAATCGTAGGTAGTGGACCACCCCTGTCGATATGTTCGTAGGCAGCGTTTCTTAGGTCTTCTGGTAAAGCATCAAGTGCTGCACGAACCTCAGCACCGTGTGCCATCTTGTCTAAGTTAAGACCTCTGCTTGTTCCCTCAGGAGGTGGTGAAGCACCTTTACGATACCCAGGCTCTCCGCTTTGGAAGAGTGTGCGATTTTCAGCAGACTCTAGTTTCTTAAGATGCCTCAGTTGTCCTGGCTTTGCGTTGGCTTGCCAATCGGCACCATGCTCAGTTTCTAATCGTGTTTGGTAATCCTTGATTGCGGAGGGCGCCTCAACAGCAGCCGCTGCTCTAGGAGCAGGGACTTCCATCGGCACCCTTACGGTATCAATGTCGCCACGGCTAACAAGTTTATCAAAGACTTCCTTCATCTCTGGAGATATCTTAATATCATCTACAGCGTTGCCCGCTACGTGATCATAGATACCCTTAAGCCATCCTGCGAACTTACTGAAGATATCCTTCAGAGCATCGTTAGGTGCCTTACCGGTCTTGAGATACTTCTCGAAACCACGGGCAAACTTTTCTTCTGCGGCTACAGACCACTTGGCAGTACCATCTTTATTACGTGTTGCTCCTGACCACTCTTCGGCTACGCGAATGTCTGCATCAGCAATACCGAGACGGTTTGTTTGGTCTACGGTAGTATCGAATAAGCGTCGTCTAGCGACGTGGGCTACTTCGTGGACTGCTGTGGAGACGTCGGCGCCTTCAAAGAAGTTGATGACGGCTTTGCCATCGGCTTCAAAGTCTACAGCACCCTTGGGTCCAACGCCTTCGTCTTGGAAGAGTCGCTGACCGCGTTCTTTGACGGATGCTTTTAGTTCGGCAGTGAGTTTCATGTAGGGTTGCGTCTGCTCAATTTTGAGTTCCACCTTCTCCACCAAAGTTACATTACTCTCATTTCTTTTAAGCGGCTCTTTAGTAACCCTAGCACCAAACTTCTTACCAATCTTATTGGCTGTTTTAGGAAGTATATTGTCGTAGAACTTCGCAAGACCTTCTTGACCGCCCCATCTATCTGATTGTTGCTTTCCGGTAGTCCATGCGATAGCATCAAAATCATTGTCTACAGCGTGGGATATCATACGCTTCATAAGAAGAGAGTCCCATGTTTTCTTGAAAGGTGCCTGAGGAGGTCCATCGTTACTACCGAGTTCTGTAGTACGCCTAGCGACTCCGGCTTTCCGAACGTCTTCTGGAAATACAAATAACTCGTGCTTTTTGTTTTTGAAGTCTACGGCTACATCATCTTCAAGCCCCCTCTTTGTATACCAACCTCTCCAACCTTCAATAAGGTCGTCAGCCGCATCTTCTCCGAACCACTTTGTTAATTGGGCTCGGTCGGTCATTACAGATACTCGGAGAGCATCAGAGCCCCTAATATCTATCCGGCTCGATCCATCTGCCGATTGCGGAATTGCTGGAAAATATAGTGACCTAGTCATGCCGTCAGAGCCCAAAATATTTATCCGGATCGATCCATCAAACGCTTGCGGACGTATAGTAAACGAATCAAGTGTAAACTTTTTATTAAGGGCTTTTTCTGCGTTTGCTTTTGTTTTGTAGGAAGGTATAAGGAAAGTATCCCACGGAGCATGTTTTCTATCAACATCAACAGTAATATAAGCCGGGTTGTTCGCCGCTCTTCGCGCCTCGGTATCCTCTATGTGCCATCGGAAGCCCCAAGTTTCCTCAATATCCCCCGCATATCCGGATTGCCGTCCTCGTTGGTGCCAATCGCTTTGTAGTTCCTCAATGAAGAGAACCTTCTCGCCTTTGGGACCCTTTCGTGTATTGAACCGAGTCCACCCAAGAACATTGGCTTCGCTCCAGTGCCCGCTTTCTTTGAATTTTACTTGGTCTTGGGCTCTCCATTTTTCCAATGCTTCTTCTTTTGTTGCTCCATATACAAACGTGTCCAGATCATCTAGCGCGGTTCCTGTCTTTATTTTGTATCGCATTCCATCCTCATAGAGACCCGATGTAGCATCCAGATTATGAACCACAGGAGTACTACGGGCTCGGAAGTTAGCCGGATCGCCACCCCAAGTAATCAACAGTTCGGTTTGGTCACTTCCGCCGGGAAGAGTCCATTGGTCGTGTATTACCTCTTTCGGAGTGTTAGCCCCCCTCGCTACTTCTTCTAACCTAATGTTACCTATAGATTCCATAGCCTCATCAAGATTAACCTTGGGGTTTTCCTTGAGATAATCATCAAGCCCTGACCAATATACCTCATCATCTTTAACACCCTGTTTCTTGAGAGCGCCTCGCAGTTGGGAAGCGGATTGCTTACGTTGCGACATATCTCTAAGAACATCATTAAGTTTGGATGTGAATGTGCCGAGTAGGCGTGTTTCTTTTGTAGTTCCATCAGGCATCTGACGGAGTGCTGTAGTCCCAATGTCACCGCCTTGGTCAAAGCGGAAGGAATCATCAAGCACATCAAAGCCCATTGAGCGGGCTACAGCATCGGCTGCTGTGGCTTCTTCAGCCCTAAGGTGTGGGAAGATAGACTCAACCTTACGTTGTCTCTCAGCACCCATGACGAGGCTCACAGCCTTCTCTGGGTCTACCCCGGCTGACTTGGCACTTCTTGCTGCCTTAATAGACTTGAGTCCCATGACGAAGGGTTCCACAGCGAAGCCGAGGATACCACCTTCTAGGAAGTTCTTAAGGCGACCTTCCATTTCGGAGTCGTTAGGGTCTGCTGCTAAGAACTCACTTACTGGGTTCTGTAGAGAGGGGTACATCTGAAGTAGGTTACTTAGTCGTTGTTCGTGAGCATCAAAGACAGTCATGTCCGCGATGCCACCGGCTATAGATGCCTTACCAAACTGACCGCCCCACTCGATTGCTTTTGCTTTCTTAAATTTCCCGGCTGCTGTGGCTGCTTGTGCTGCTCTTGTGACGCTTCCTGCTTTAAGTATCTGACCACCTTTGCCCATCTTACTGGCTACGCCTAAGCCCCGTCCTGCCCATCCTACGAGCCCCATGCCCGGCACAAAGCCAGTTAGGAACTGAGACATGCCTTCAACAAGACCACCCGCCATTGTTTGAGAGTGACCAAGACCGAAGTTGTCTTCAGCGTCTGGTAGCCAATCTTGAAGAACCCAATCGGCTAGGTCATAGACACCTTCGGCTGCTCCTGCGAGCCCCCTGAAGGGAGCGGCTGCAATGTCTCCGGCGGTTCCCCAGAAGCCGAGGTCTTGTTGGGCACCTTCTATATTATTTTCAAAATTAAATTGCATAAGGGTCTCTTTATTTAGTTCCTAAGTCTTTATTAAATTCTCTGAATGTTTTTGTATCAGGGTATTCAAGTGTATAGCGTCCGATACCTTCTAGAGTGGTCTGTAAGAAGTAGTCGAACCCTATGGCGTCCTTTTCGCCTACCATGTCTACATAGGCTTTATAGCCTTCGATGATTCCGTTAGACCCATATTTGGCTTCCACTTCCTTAAACAAGGTTTCTTGATCCATATCAGTAGTGTTGACTGCACCTATTTGTATGAAGGCGTCCTTAAAGTTTTCTCTAGGAACCATTAAGGTTCGATGGGGGTCTGTAAGTTCTGGGAACGCTTCGGGATCAAGACCGTAGATGTTTTTACTTCTCATTTGGGCGTTAGTAAGCCCGTTGATTCGTATGGCTTGTACAAATTCTTGAGTGGCTGCTTCGTCAATTTCTGTCACAGCGTCCTCTTGGCTCAAGAGTCCTGGTCTATAGGTTACTTGGATACCTTCTGGAGAGATTGTTTTAGTCGTTTGTACACTGGACAGCCCTGGCGAGAGGGCGATACCAGGTCTCGCCCACGCCACCGTTTCCCCGGATTGGGACAAAGAAAGTATCTCGCCTATCTTCTTAGGAGCATCTTCTGCCATTAAACCAACAAGGCGGTTTGCTTTTATTCGGTTTCTTTGAGACATATCTTGTGACACCAGGTCATTAAGTTCTGGAGCATAATCAAAGATAGGACGATGCCATGCCCATCCTCCCCAAAGACCGGCTGAATCTACTTCATCTTTGATAGGGGTATCTGCTCTTTCTTGAAGCAAACGGCGCCCTGCTTTCGCCCTATTCACCGCCGCCAACTCAGCGATAACTGATTCAGGAAGACCGGCTTCTCTCGCTATATTGAGATCAAAAACCGTATCCATTCCCTCGGTTACGACTATGGATTTTATAGTTTCATTAATACTGTTTATATGCTCTCTTACAGAACTTACCCGTTCCGAATCATTACCTACCGCTGCTTTTAGATGCTCTTTTGCTTTGTCCATACTCCAGGTATTTAAGTCTTGCAGGACCTCGGAGGCTGCCATCGGATCGCTGTTTCCCATTTCATCCTGAATCACCGCAGCAACCATCTCAAACGACGCATTCGCGTTACCAAGTTCTACCTTAGCGCCGGTATGCAACGTAGCATCTGCTTTGACATCTTTAGATAACTGTCCGTCTATAACTGAGTTCATCTGTGTCTTTGTTCTTTCGTCTATATCAAGGGTAGCAATTACAGCCTTACGAGCGTCTGCTGACATTGCTTCATTATTGACAAAACCCCACGCTCGGTCTTCTTCTTCTTTATCAGATACGAAGGGTGTTCTGTAGCGGTCAAGTCTTGTAGCAAACTCACCTACCATTACATTTTGTAGGGCTTCCTGTGAATAGTTCGACGCTTTCATACGTTCTGGGTCTTCAAGATATGTACGGAGGTCTTGCGAAAGAGCAGCGCTATTTTCTAAGACATCTGGGTCTGTAATGTTATATAAATAACTGCTAATGGCGTCGCCTACTCTTTCCTCTTGCTCTTTCATGTCTGTGTTAGTGCTTTTCTTAATGGTCTCGTGCGCCTTACTAAATAAGGTATCTATAGAGTCAAACACGTCAACTTGGGAGTCTCCAAAGGCTAAAGGACCTTCTTTGTAAGGTTCTCCATTTTCATCGGTCTCCATTCTTACAAACAGTTTTTCTAGCCTAGCCAACCCCTCCTTATCTGCGGTCGCTACTGCTTGAGCGATATTAGTCTGGAAGAATTTACTAAGACCACTGGTTATTATCTCACGACCCGCTGTCCCCTCTACCTTATAATAACTATTAGAAGTCTCTTCAATGCGTTCTATAACACTTTCAAAAGAGTTATCTGTAGGGTTTTCATAGTGATTTTGGATGGCAGAATAAGTAGCCTCTGCTAAATCTGTTTTGTTCTGGGCAACCATACGCGCACCCTTGCGCCTACGAACTTCCGTTTGGAAATCGGACGACATCTTCTCATACATCTCTGTGGCTTTTACTTGTGCATAGAAGCCAGGGAACTGCATGGTTTGGAAGGTATCTAGTGCGAACTGAGCAGAATCATCCTGCGGCGCCATTGGATCAGAGAACTTATTAATCTGCTTTGATAAAGCATCTTGATAAGAGTTTTGCATGATCTGAGAGGCGGCGTGTTCTTGGGCAAACTTAATACGAAAGAAGTTACTGCCTCGTGCAATGGTGCCATACTGCTCCGCTTCACGGGCTAGTTTAGCAAGATAGTTTCTCTGCTCCTCAATGTTCATCTTGTCAATCTTGAGGGCTTCTTGCTGCTGTAGCATCTCTATCTCTTGTTGCTCCCTCTTGACGCCATATTGCGTCACAGGTTGCACAAGGTTCATTAAAGCATCGCCTATTTGTATCTCTGAGTTTGTTGTGGAGGGGCGGGCTAGTGGAGCCGGGGCTTGAGGTCCTGTAGCGTTTGGACGTGAGTAAAGACTTGTTAGAGAGCGTTGGGGGTTAGGTAGTCTTGATTGTATTTCTTTAGACATAGATTAATTTACCCAACTTGGTTGTACGGAATAAGGGCGATAGCCGCCTAGCATACCGAAGGAGCCTTGTGATATGCCCCCACTCCACAGATTGCCTCTATGATAATTCATGGGGGTAGTGAGAGGGGTAGTGGCGGCGACAGGGTTAGGGGCGGAAGCGAAGGCGTTATAGACTCCCAACGCTTGAGAACCGATGTTAAGCATCGTGGCGAAGGGGTCTGGTCCTGATTGATGCTGTGGTAACGCGGGGAGCGGTAGGGGCTGAGGGTTCATTGATTCCACTCTTGCTTCTCCTTGTGCTTCGACCTGTTCTTTCATGGCGGCATATTGGTTCAAACGCCACTGTTGCTCTTGTTTTACGTTTGATATGGCTCGCAACTCGGTATACTTAATGTTATCCATTAGGTTATCTACAGTCGCCCCTTCTACACCACGTTCAGCAGCGACACTGAGTTCGGAGGATTGCATCTGGCGCCCTTGACGGAAGAACTCTTCTATCTCTAAAGCAGCCACAACACCCTCTTCTTGGATGCGCTGATCAATCTCTTTGTAGTTTCTTCTAACATCATCTGCGGCTCTTTCAGCGTTCTCTAGATATTGCTCTAGTTGGTATGCTTCTTGCTCCGCTCTGTATGCCATCTCCTGAGCGTATTGTTGTTGGTTGTAGGCGTTTTGTTGCTTGGCGGCTTTCTTCTGTCCCATGTAGCCCATGACGC